AAAGATTTGCAACTGAGTATTGTGATTCAGCCGCCCAATATGTACCGTTTCCAAAAGCGTTATCTCTAGCTCCATACAATTCGCCTTTAATATATCTGTTTATTAAATTTTCAGCTTTTAGATTTTGAGAAGGCACATCTGAAATACCTCTGTAAAGAATTGTATATTCAGGGTCTTTCGATAATCTAATAAACTCCTCGTTTGATACAACCTTTGGAAGGCCTCTAAATCCTTGAAGTTCTGCAATTGCATTTTGTACGGTTTCATACTTTCCGTCAATAAGTTCAGGGTCTGAAATGTTTTTATTGCCTTTTACTATTTTGAGATATTCATTTTTAAATTGGTTGTAATCTGTATATTTTGCTTGAGTTGGTATAAACGCTTGCTCAGCTTCTATTCTAGGCGTAATACCTTGCGACGGCGTGGCTGGAATTCTTGGAGTTGCATTAAACCATTCAGGGAAATTACGACGCGCGTAAGCCTCGGAAACATAGACAACAACGCAACTGCAATTAATTGTTTGAGATGGGCCGCCATTTATATCGCCTGGCTTATCCATTAAAACAACCTCGCCTTTTGGTGTTAAAAAATCAAAAAATCCGTTTGCTGGTATTGGTTTATTTTGCGCTTGGATATGTTGAAACCTTGGCTCCTTAGCTCCTCCATGTATCCACAATTTCCAAAGAGTTGTTCCAGTCTGTTTGGCCCAATCCTCGGCGGAACGTTTCTTTCCTTCGTTGTAAGCTCGTGTCGATTCAGTCCTAGCAATTGCCCTGGCTCTCGCAATATTTGGTATTTGCTCAAGTAAAAGACGCTCCAGCTGGAACGGGTTTAAACCTTGCTCAATTCCTTCGCCAAGTATATTTTGGATTTGCTCTAACGTGTTATCATTTACGCTAGTAATTAGATTTCCAAGGTTTTGCAAAACCCAATCCTTAATCCATTCTCTCCAGGTATTTAAAAAGAAATCGTCAGGAATGTAAGCCTTTTCGCGGTTGTCTTGTCTTATTCTGTTAAACTCTTGCTTAGCCGACTCAACAAAGACCGTTTGGTAGAACTTAATATAAGCCTCTTGCATTGGCAAAGGCGACGGATTTGGCTTGGCTTGTAGCTTTAGAGCCGCGGTAAATAGCTTAATCCCAAGGCGCTCGTATTTCTTTAGGTCAGATTGTGCCGACCTTCTAACCTTGGAATAATTTATAAGCTTCATTTTTTACGCTGGGAAATCGCTAAAATCCGTTTGTGCATTACCTAAAGCCTCATCGCTTGGAATTACGTTGCTAGGTATCCAATGCACGTCCATTGCTGGGTCTTCGCTAGCGTGCCAGTTTAACAAGCTTCTAACTTCGTTGCCTGTAAAGTATGGAGATTTTCCGTATGTATCTAGGATAACTTGCACGTCAGGTTGCAATTCGCTAAAGCTGGAAATATCGAAATCAATAACGTAATCCATGCCGTAAGACTTGCCAAGCCATTGCGTAAATTTCTCCTCAATCATTTGAAGTTGTGGCATAATTACATCGGTAACCAAAGCCTTTTGAGCGCCTTCCAAATTGGCATAGGTCGCGTTAGATGTAAACAAAACAGGGTTAACTCCCCAAAGACCGCAAAGCGTTTGCAAGTCCATGTTCTGAGAGTTAATAATGTCCATCGCAACTGGCGACAATCCGATTGCATCGTAACGCAAAGGAATAGAAGACGCAACGATTTTATTAATGTTTTTATTGCCGTTTATCCTCTCATCAATCCGTTCGTCCATCTTGGCTCTTTGGTCAGGGGACGGCCAAAACTCAGGGTTTGTAATATTTGGCGAAATAATTCCTTTGGCTCCTCCGTTTTGGAAAGTCTTTTGCTTGGCAAAGGTCGCCTCGTTATTAGCTTGTAAGGTTGTTAAACCAGCCAAAAGAGGAGGCATTCCACGCAATTGCGCGCCATTCAAATCCCAGGTTAAATTGGTTGTTTTAATGTGTAATACCTGGTTAGCTGGTATCTCAATATTTTGGTCTCCAATTATCAATTTGTAGCCTCGTACTGGCTCGAATAAGCTACCAGCCACAATCTCGACATAGTTAGACGGCAAAACGTACATCTCCTTAATTTTGCCCTTATTAAGGCCATCCTGAGGAGCAAAGCCGTAAACGAAAATCTCGCCGCTAGTATTGTACCACGTTAGCATCGAATCCAAAAACTCGCTCCAAGTTTGCATTGGATTAGGGTTTTTAATTAGCTGGCTTACTGGGTCGGTATAACTTACATTCTCAAGCTCCTTTTTACGAAATGCTATGCTTTGCAATCTGTTAAGTTCCTTCGAGTTATACTTTCCGCCTCTGTATTTCTTGGATGCTTCGCTCTCTTTGTAAACGTAGGTCGGGCATTGCTTGCCTTTCTCGGCTATCTTTCTAATGATTGAGTAAACCAGAGCGTTTCCTTTGTATCCCTTGTCGATAAAAGTTTGCTGGTTTGAGTCATACCAAACAACAAGCGTGGAGGCCGTAAACTGGCCGTAAAGTATCTGATTGAGTAGGTTTACATCGGGGTAAGTCTTTGTCGGCGTTACTTGTGGCGTGATGTAATTCTGAAGAGCCTTTAATAGCATAGCATATTCGTTTTAACAAATATACCTATTTATTTTTTTCTAAAAATGCAAGTCCATAAAACCAAATTACAACCATAACCACGCGAGCTAGCCAATGCCAGGTAAGCGGATTAAAATCCAAGGTCACAAATACGATTAATAGGTAAGTGATAAACATCAAAATAAGCGAGGCAATTGTTTCTTTTGTCATATTGAGAATTTAAATTCTTGTTTCTTTTTTAATTCCATCATTGCCAAATATCTCAACGCGTCAATCGCGTGGTTATAATCGTCAATAGGACTGTTTAGGCTTTTACCAGTCTTGTCTTTATCCCAAGTATAAGAGCGCAATTCCTTTATTAGATTTGTGCTTTCTTTAGTAACTAATAGCTTATGTTCTTGCAAAATCTGAATGCCAAACTTAATCGAGTCGGCTCCCTTTAGGACTGGTTTAATGTTAAATCCTGAGCGGTAAATTTCCTCAATACTTTTCGGTTCGGCCGAGTCTGCATAGATTTTGTCGGTTTTATTTATTCCTAATCGGCTCATTTCTCCAATGATGTCAGAGTTTAGCATCCCTTGGCGGTAAATTTTCTCATCAACAATTAAACAATCGTCGTATTGATAAACTCCAACCAATGTCGTTGGGTCGTTTGTAAATCCAAAGTCCATGCCGTAGCCAATTATCTTTGCATTTGCTGGCACTTGGTCGATTGATGACCAATTAGAGAAAATAACACCGTCTAAACTTCCAACCTGACCAAGGCCGTAAACCCTCCACCAATTCTCCCAGTACTTAGATGTCTTAGCCTTTTCTTTTGCCTTCTCTATTTCCTTTACAATTGCAGCGTCTAAGGCTTCGTTGTCTTTGTAGGTCAATATTACAAAGTCCGAGTCTTCGTCTTTTATAAGCTCTGTATGCACCCAAAACTCTTGGGTTGGATTATAATCTAAATAAATAAAATCCCTTGTACGGATTGATAATTGATTGTAGGATTCAAAGTCGATATTGTTGCACTCATTTACGAATAAAACGTGCCTTCTTGCTCCTCTTAGTTTGTCGGGTTGGTCTGCCGAAAAAAACTCAATAAATGAGCCGTTTAAAAACTTATATTTTAGGTCGGACTTATTGAATTGAGCGTCTCGATAATTGCCAGTCATGACCATTATGTTCAAAAAGTCTTTAACCGCGCCACGTTTTAAGTGTGGGATTGATTCAGCCACAACCGAAATTTCGGTATAAGGAGTCTGCATTGCATGAGTAATGAGCAAAGGCAAAATTGAAAAGGTTTTGGACGATGAGGTGCCACCTTGTACAATCCTTACTCTTTTTCTGAGCTTTGAGATTTTAGCTTGCGCCGTTGTCTTTTGGAACATTTAGGTCGATTCCTGTAAATATTGGCGTTTCCAAAATATGGGTTGTTTCTTGCTTGTCGCCGTACTTCTTAGGCATTAGCTTAGACAACTCCCATTTCTTTGCGTCTATCTTTAACCTTTGCAAGCTCACCCATCCTGGGTCTATCTTTCCAGTTTCCGAGTCTCTTTGTGGAGGTTCGGAATAGTCTTGCTCGATGCTTTCAAACTTTAACTCCGCTCTAACAGTCATTGCCTTCGCGTATTTGTTACTCATTTCCTCATTTTTAACAACCCAATCTAAAAAAGTCTTGTATGCTGGTAGATTGTTTTTGTCTGAGTCAATTATAGATTTTAGGCTTTTACCTTGGCAAATTTGCTCAATTATAAGGTCAAACGCCTTTTGTTTGTCTTTTTCGTCCCAATGCAAATGCTTTTCCATAATCACAAATTTAAGTAAAAAAACCTTGCCCGATTGAGCAAGGCTTTCCAGTTAACACTAACCCAAAACTAACTATTTAAGTGTAATGACTTCGCCAGTCTTATTGCCAGCAAAGTCGCA